NAAGTATATGGGCTTAAAACAAAAAGTGGTTGAGATGATTGCAGGTAAGGATTTCGAGAAAAGATATTCTCGCTTAGCACTTACAGAAAAGGAAATGGAAGAATACAAAGGCGAGATAAAATCCCTGCGTGAAGCTGTTGCAAGGAGGGATGAGAGGGAAGAAGCTCTATGGAGACCGATTACTGCTGTTCCCGATAGGGATCTGCGCCCAATGACACAGGACAGGATGCAGAGAGTTTGTTTTAAGCTTTATGATCAGAATGGGTTTGCTCATCAGATATCAGAAATGAATAAGAATTTTGTTATCGGTGATGGATTAAAATATAAAGCCATTGATGATGATGTGCAAAAGGTTCTTGATGATTTCTGGAATGATTCCACAAACGATATGGATCTGAAGTTACCAAATAAGGTTTTGGAACTTGGTTTATTTGGGGAACAAGGCTATCCTGTATTTGTGAATGAAGTAGACGGCCATGTTAAGTTGGGGTATCTTGATCCACAGTTCATCGATGACATAAAGAAGAATCCAGAGAATGCCGAGGAAGATATCGCAGTAGTTCCTAAGAAGGTGGAGGGCATTACAAAAGATTTATATAAAATAATTCGAGAAAACCCGGAGACGGGATATCTTGAAGGGGAAGCTTTCTTCTTTGCAGTAAACAAAACCACCACAGCCAAGAGAGGTCGTTCAGACCTGCTTACCTTGGCCGACTGGATTGATGGATACGAACGATTTCTTTTCAACAGACTTGAGCGTTCTCATCTTATGAATGTTTTTCTCTGGGATATCGAAGTCGAAGGAGCTGATAAAAAGGTGCTCAGAAAATTAGCAAAAGAGACGCGTCTCCCCAAACCTGGCTCCATGCGTTGGCATAACGAGAAACAAAAATGGAATGCAGTGGTTCCCAAACTCGAGGCCGGAGATGCATCTCAGGAGGCTAAATTATTTAGAAACCATACTCTTGCTCAGGCTGGTTATCCACCACATTATTTTGGAGGCGGAGAAGGAATGACAAGAGCAACGGCTCTCGAAATGGGTACTCCGGTTTTTAAACGTCTCAAAGCCCGACAGGAATATGTTAAGTACATGGTTTCAAAAATATTCCGTTTCGTAATTGATCAAGCAATTATCCATGAAACACTCAAAAAGGATGTTGATAAATCATTTTCTTTATTTTTCCCAAGGCTTACTGAAAAAGATATTTCTGCAATGTCTACCGCGATCCTGCAGTTCACAAGTTCTTTAACTGTTGCAGTAGATAGCGAATTCATATCACAAGAGACAGCCAAGACAGCTTATATGTTTTTGTTAAGTCAAGCAGGAATCGAAGTTCCAGAATCAAATTCGGAATCCAAGAAAATCGAAGAACAGAAATACCGAGAGTTCTATATAGACTATATTGATAAGAAAAAAGAGAGGAGATCAAACCTTGCCACTGACGCCAACAGAAAAAAGAGCGATCAAGAGGAAAGTTGACAAATTAATTAAAGATAATATAAAACTCGAGGGCAGAGCTGCTAAAGATTTTGCTAGGCTTTTAAGGAGAACACGAAACAGAATTCAAGGCGAAATAATCGGAGCAGAAGCTTGGGAGGCTGCTTATCTATCTCGGATTAAAGATTCTATCGATACGCATATTATAAGTTTCAGAGATACGATGCGAGACCAGTTAAATGATACGGAATTACAATCTTGGATGCAAGGGATAAGTTCTGTCGATGAACCTTTTGGGATTGCAAAAATAGATATCGGGATTCCAGCGGCAGTTTCAGAAGAACAATTACTAGCATTGCAATCTGGAACAGAAGAATTAATTACAGGCCTAAGCGGAGATATGCGTTCCAAGGTTCGAGTTGCTTTAGACCAAGCAATACTTGGTGAAATGACCCCTTCTCAAGCAAGTAAAAGAGTAAATTCAATTCTCGGGGTAATGGGAGATAGGGGAGAAAAAATTGTCCGCACAGAAGTCGGGACGGCATTTTCTATTGCAGGACAGATTAGAAAAGAACAGGCACAAGAAGTAGTTCCAAAATTAAAAAAACAATGGCTAACTTTTATCGATGCAAGAACAAGACCTTCGCATATAAAAATTAATGGGCAGATTAGAGAAGTAGATAAACCCTATAAACTTTATAACGATAGAACAGGCAGTTGGGAATACCCTATGTATCCGAGAGACCCAGTATTGGAGGCGAGTAACCGCGTACACTGTCGTTGCGATAGCGTAGCTTATATGGAAGAATGGCAAGAATAATGTATTGTATTCATGTTACAGAAAAGAAAAATCTTCATTCAATTAAAAAATTTGGTTTGTTACCGACAAAATCTTTTCTTCATTCATCTTTAATGAAATCAAAGTTCAAAACAGATAAGGTTATATACTTAACAAAAGTTGAAACCAGAGAGAATATTAGAAAGTATATTGAGGATTTTGTATATTGCAAACTTTGGATTCATCCCAGACATTCGTTCATGCGGAAGAATAAAATAAATACATCAGATGAAGAAAATAAAGTTTATTCCCATTATTTCAAATTAGAACCAAGAATATTTTCTATCCTATCAATTGATTTTATACCGAGAGGAAAATATATAATCGGAACTCACGAACAATCTGATTTTTTTGGATTGAAAGATATAGATGAAAGATTTACTCATGACGATAAACCTTTGATAATTGCTCCTAAGAAAATTGCTCCAATTCAGATTAAAGAAATTGGTAATGCTTACCCTGTAATTAGAAATAACAGAATAGAAAATATTAAATTGGAGGGATGGGAATGAAATGTGCTTTTAGGGTTAGAAGAATTAAGAATGAAGAAGGATTTGAAGACTACTTTAAAGAGTGTCTTGGATTTGGATGTCCTGCTTTTCATCCAGTAGGTATGACTAGTGATGATAAAAATTCAGATATCAAAGAAAGTGAAAATTCCGAATATGAACAAGAGTGTACCCTGAAAGGACATTTAAGTTGTCTTAGATTGTATCCCAGAACATAAAAAAAAAGGAGAGAATAGATGTTCGAAAACGAATCAATGGAATTCTTCAAAAGGTCAGGCGAATTGTTAGAAGCAGTTTTACCATACAAACCTGTGAAAGCAAGAGATGACCAATTAGCTGATGATTGGAGAATATTCGGTGGGTGGTATTCAACTCTGAAACGCAAAGGCGAATTCAAATATACTGAAGACGAGATACTGAATAAATTTACAGTACCCGCACTCAAAGAAATTATCCGTCGAGGCAAACAAGAATTCCATCCAGAGAATTGGAAAGAAAATCCGAGAGAACTTTATTTGAAAGCATTTACCAAAGTAGTCAAACCTGGATTATATCTTGTCGAGCCTCATGGTAAATTAATTTTCGATAAGAAGAAGAAAGCAATTGTTAAATCCAAAAAATTCACTATCGGAAATTTTCATATTCTTGTTTCTGGAAATAAAGCCTATGGATTTATTAGACTTGAAGAACCGAAAGAAATAAGTCTTTCGGGATTTGAAGCATTACGAACCAAGCACCGAATCACAGATGATGAACGGGAAGAATGGTGGCCTGATAAAAAAATTTTATTTTATTACGAGATTCGTGATTTTATAGATTTGGATAAACCACAGACTGTTAGTGTTCCAAGAGGCGTTCAGACTTTCATCAAGCAAGTAAACCTGAAGGAACAATTAGAATTTAAGCCCGAAGAATGGGATGCTAAATTTATTTCTACTTTGAAAGATAATCAGCTTTTAGAGAAACTGTCTTTGATTAAAGAAATATTCGAAGCCCGGGGAAGCAAGACAGGAGACGAAGAAGTCATCAATGCGTATATTCTATTGACGGATGAAATCAAGAAACGGAAATTAGAATTTTCTGTTATTCCCGAACTTGAGAAACTCGCGCAAAAACTTCGAGAAGGTGTTTTTGATAAATATGTTCTCGGTGTCAAGAATGAAATAAATAAAATCGGTCACATCATCATAGTCCCGAATTATGTTTCTTGGACAGGTTCAAGTCTATATGCAAAAGAAAGAATGCCGAACGATATGGATATTGTGATTCGAGATTACAAGATTAGTCCAGATAAATATTTGAAGTTACAGAGAGTTTTGAAAAAATTAACTGGAGAAATACCCTGTGTTCACATGACTCCTGAAGGGCCCAACTGGAGACACATGCCTTTGTACCACCTGGCTTTAATTCCTGTTAAGTCAAATGAATTTATCGAAGTGGGATTAGAAGAACCTGGATTTGCAGATAAACTTTATGAGCAAAGAGCAGCAGAGCCAGAAATTAGAAAACAAGCAGAACAATCAGAAAAGGAAAACAAAGTGAAAGTCTCTCGATTCTTTTTGATGATGAAACCTACCAGAGCAGCGAAACCAAATCATAGAATGACAATTGATTATTTCATTTCCTTATTCAAGCCAGAAGATTTCAAAGCAGGGATTTTATCGTCAAAAAAATACGATGGCATGGCAATTGAGACTCATAAGGATGGAAACAAAGTAAAAATTCTAAGTGAGGACGGAGAAGTTATTACCGAGAGACTTCCTCAGATTGTAGAAGCGGTGAAAAAATTGAATCGTGATTCTTTAGTACTCGGAGCAGAATTAGAAATGTGGAAGAAAGAAAAACATCAACCAAGAGAAGCTGTTGCTGGTTATGTTCATGCGAAAACTCCGCCAGATGACTCAGACTTGGTCGCAAATGTTTTCACAAAGATGTATGAGGACAAAGATATACACGAAGAAAAAGAAGCTGACAGACAGCGTGGTTTGAAGAAGATTAATTTCCCACAGTCAACTTGGTCTATTCCAGATACCAAAAAAAAATTAAATCTTGTTCCTAATCTTGAATCACATTCAGCAGAAGAATTGAGAAAGCATACAAATTTTGTTTGGAAGCAGGTTGCAAGCGAAGGTAATGTCGCAAAGAAGAATGATGCAATCTACTATCTCGATGGTCGTTCCCGCGACGGCTGGATTAAGTGGCATGGCAATTGTCTAATTTATGGCATAGTGATTGAACGAATTCAGACTAAAACTGAAGGGGTATATAATTATAGATACGGAATAAATCCGCAGAATTATAATATAAGTCCCGAGCATCTTCAGGAATCCGAAGAGTTTGGTAGATTGGTCGAAGTTAAGAATGAAGATTGGATTGAAGTTGGAAAAAGTTTTAATACCGACGATAAATTAAATCGTGGAGATTTGATTGCTATTGAATGTGAAACCTTTAATTTAATTGATAATAAGAAAACCGGATTTACAGAAGTTACTGCTTGGGCACCGAGATATATTTACCTAGACCAGACAGAAGAACCAGTTCCAAAGACAGCGGATACGATTGATGAAGTTGTAGCCAAAGCGAAAAAGAATCGAGTATTGCAAAAGAAAACTATAACAGTCGAAGGCGAAACTTTGTATGAATCCGAACAGATTGTCTGGGAAGATATAGAAAATTGTTCTTCTTGGGAAGAATGGAAAGAACTCTCTGAATCCTTGCATGAGTCTGCTGAAGAAATTCCAGAAGATATAATTCAGGAGTTAGAACTCGAAAAAGAGCCACCACCTTGCGAACTAATCAACCGATTACTTGAAGAAAAAAGACCAGAAAAACAATACCCCAAAAATTATGCGATAATCGTAAATCATTTCCGTGGCAAATCTGTACATCTGGATTTCAGAAGAAAACAGAATGGCAGTTTGGAAGGCGAGACTATTCTTAACGCTCCGAAAGAACTTATCAAAGAGGACGTTGACACTATTACCAAGGGGAAAAAGTGGAATAAGGTTTTGCTGGAAAAAGGCAAATTCAGGCCAGATATGAATCCGACCAAGAAAGCGGTTTTGGTTGGGAAGGCAACTCAGCCGTTAGTCTGGTTAAATGTGAGGGAGGTTTCTTATCCTCCAGGTTCAGTGGGTGCAACTCGTTTTGAATGGGGTACTTTCATCACAATGGATGAAGGCACGGCATACCCTGGCGCACAACGACCGTATTTCAAGGAATTCTTTCTTGATATGAAGCATTTCAAAAAGAAACGAATGGTCGAAAGGCTTCTTGGAGTAAGTCCTGAATGGGAGAAGCCCCCGAAGGCCCCAACCCAGTGGCAAGCATGGACTAATATGACAGATGAGACTCCATATATCTTGTCCAAGCGACAGAGAAAAGACAAGCGCGATTATATTCCTAAAGAAGGTGAGAAAGCCATTCCGCCTTGGTGGGAAGAAAAAATAAAACCAGAGCATAGATGGTGGAAAGAAGATTTGAAACCTAAGGAAAGAATGCAACGTCTGGATTTAGCTTACAATGATTTAATCGAGAAGGGAGATATAAAAGCAAGACCGATAGAAATCAAGGAAGAGATTCTACAAGAGAAGAAAGCTGAATTTACTCTGAGATTTCTTTGGTGGATGGGTCCAAGAGTAATTCGAGGTCTGCCTGCAGCAGACTCGCGATTCCAATTATTAATAGATTCAGGAAAGAAATCTTTAGACCGATGGGATTTCTCTGGCAAGTTCTACGGCGATCCGACAAAACAGGATGAGACCCCTGCAAGAAGAACGACCATGAATATCGGTACTCCTAATACCGAACCATTTAGAAAATGGATGAGTTGGGAAGGTAGCGTACCAGCGAAGGATAGTAAATTAACCGAGGTAAAAGTGAAAAAGAAATTAGATGAAAATCGGTATTTAGTAGTTGGTGCGACTCTGCCAAATGGTTCTGTCGAGGCAAAACCGACATTCGCAAAATTCAAGGAAGGACAAACCGCTTGGCTTGATCAGTGGGAAAATCTCTATACTGGAAATAAAGGCGGAATAGCTTATGGCAATCCGAACGAGAGACTCCCTGTTTACATCGATATAAAAGATTCTGGTACGGTCGAATGGATAGAAGATACAGAACTATTCTCTTCTTTCAAATTTGATGGAAAACTTTTGAAAGGTTACTGGGTCATGAGAAGAGAAGATCCCAAATCTGATATCTGGATTTTTTCTAAAGGCAAACTGCCAGGTGAAAAACTTGAAACGAAAGAAGAATTATATTTTGTAGATTCAACTGGAGGAGTGCCAGAAGTTACCGCAACAGATCCAAATCCACCAACAACTTTCGATTTCACCGAATCTGAATTTCCAAAAGAAATAATTTATAAAAATAATTCTTATAATCTAGTATTGACGAAAGATGAAGGATTATTGTTAAATAAAAAGAAAGATAAGAATTTTTTTTCTTAAACCCCTTGACAAACATTTTTTTTTATGCTATATATTTAATTAGAAGCAAAAATCAATTCTAAGAATTATTAGCCAAAGAGCTTTCCATCAGATCCAAATTGATGGTTTGAAAATAAAAACTCAAACGTAGCCAAAACTCCTAGAACTGAAATTCTTTTAGGAGTTTTTTTTATTTGAAACTTTTCTACTACAAAGCAAGGCTAATAGAATCCAAGAGCAAAGAAGGAAGCGATTGGGACGTTTGCATCATCCAACCTGGTATTTCACTAAACAACAAACGCTATTCTAAAGAGGTTTTGAAAGACGCATTACCGCTCTTTGAAAACCTAAAAGCGTATGCCTATGAATTTAAAGGGAAGTTTTTTAATCATCTTCCCGAAGCAATTCGAAAAGTTCTTCCTGAAGGTTGCGTGAAAAATCTTGTCGGTTGGTATGACAAGATAAGATACGGAACTTTCAAAGATGAAAATGGGAAAACCCAAGAGGGTGTACTTGCCCACTTGCATATTTCAGAAAATGCTAAATGGTTAAGGCAATTTTTGAAAGACGCATGGGAACACGGCAAGAAATCCTTGTTGGGTTTTTCTATTGATGGCGGTGGAGACCAGAAGGAAGTTGTAGAAAGCGGTAGAAAAATTTGGGATGTTTTGAGTATTAAGCAACTGGATGAAGCAACTTTAGTTAGTCATCCAGCAGCAGGTGGTCAGCCAGTTCGATTACTTGCAAGCAAAAATTTTTATGAGGAGGAAGGAAATATGGAATGGTTGAAATTACTTTATGAGAAGATTAAGTCATTGAAAGAGGAATTAATCGAAGGTGTTGATCCCGAGAATATCACAGAGGATCAGGAAGTGGGATTCATAAGCTACATTGTCGAAGCAAAAGATTTTCCAGCAATGGAAGAGAAAGCATGCACTGAAGCTGGACCTTTTATTTCTGCAACCTTTAACAGATTGATTACAATGTTGGAAGGAAATAAAAAAGAGGATGCCTTGAAGCTTCTAAAGGGCTTGAAAGAAAAAATGGCAAAATACCCTTACCCGAGTGTGGCGAAATATTATGGTTATCCAGCACCAGCACAAGCACAGGCAAGTCAACAGCCAGCACAACAGCAACCTGCACAACAGCCTGCACAGCAACCAGCTCAAGCTTCGGCTCAACCTCAGAATACAGTTGTAGTTGAGAATCTTGCGAAAGAACTTGAGAATCTTCAGAAGAAAGATCAGATGCGAGAATGTAAAGCAATGCTAATTGAAACATTATCTGAAAGCAAACTTCCAGACACGGTGAAAGAGAAAATTAAAAGTCAATTTGCTAATAAGATTTTCGAAAAGAAGGACCTTGACAAAGTTATGGAAGATTGGAAAGATGCACTCTCTAAACTTTCCGAAAGTGGGCAGGTCAAAGGATTAGGACGTCCAAGTTCAATTGATGTTGTGAGGGACGAAGCAGATAAAATTCAGATTGCTATGGATAAATTGGTAGACTTGGATTACCAAGATACAGATGAGACGAAGGATATTCCTGCATTCAGAGGAATACTTGAAGCATATAGAGTTTGCCATCCTAACGATCCGAATGTTACTGGTTCAGTCGGGCGAGGCGGAAGATTCACTCGTTTCTCAGAAGCGATAACGACTGCAGATTTTTCCTATGTCTTGGGAACCTCGATGACAAGAAAAGCAGTTAAGATGTTTAAGCTAAAACCTTTTATTTTCACGGATATAGTAACAGAAGTTCCAGTTACAAATTTCAAACAGCAAGAGAGAGTGAAATGGGGCGGACTAAGTAGACTTCCAACAGTTGCTGAAGATGGTACATACACGGACATTGGAGAACCGAAAGATGAAGAAGCTACTTACACGCCAGGAACAAAAGGCGGTTTGGTTTCGGTTTCACGCAGAACAATTAAAAACGATGACCTGAATTTCATGCGTAGGATTCCAGGGATGGCAGGACGTGCAGCTCGCAAGACACTTGAATGGGATGTGATAAATCTATTACTTTCGAATTCGACATATACTCCACATAACAGAAATCTTTTCACATTAGCAAAAGGAAACTATTCGACCTTGGCATTGAGTTATGATAATCTGACTACCCGTAAAAATGCGATGTGGGAAAAGAAGGAACGTGGGGCGCAACAGGATTCTGGAACGGCAACTGCTGGCGCAAGCTTAACACTAACTGATTCCACAAAATCTTGGACGACAAATGCTTATGCTACTTATTATGCCAGATTAGTTTATGGAACTGGGGCTGGGCAAACACGAGTAATTGCAAGTAATACAGCAACACAATTAACTATAAGCACAGCATGGATAACGAATCCTTCAACCGATACATTATATGAAATTTCAAGGGCCGCAAATGATGATGAGATTATGGGAATAGAGCCAGCTCACATATTCTACGGCAAAGCGCTTGATGCGATGGTTAATTCGCTTATCAACACTGATCGCAGACCAGACTCGGCAGAATGGGAATCTAACATTCATTTTAAATCGTTGAAACCTCACAAAGTTCCACAGATTGCTGGAAGCACATACCAGTACTATTGGTACTTAGCAGCAGATAAAGCTGATGTTGATATGATTGAAATTGGTTTTGTTGATGGTCAGAAAGAACCGCAACTTGTAATTCAGGATCAAGCCGCGTTGGGTGAAGTTTTCACGAACGATAGAATCCGATATAGAATAAGACATGAATACGGTCTAGTAGTAATCGAATACGTTGGATTAGATGGTAATGAGGCGACAACAGTATAAAAGAAATTTAAGCAGGTGATAGTCGGTCACCTGATTGTTGCCTGCTTTTATTTTAATCTTAAATCTGGGTAATCGTGGGTGAAGATATCGAAATCAATTCCCACGGATGATTACGTAAAGAGACGATAAGATTCGGTTCGTATGGATCTCGTCAGCAATATCGTGGGCATTCCTAAGAAGGAGGTATTATGAGCGGTACTAATTTTAAGTATGGGATTCAGTCTCAAGGAGTTCCGATTTTAGGTGGAGGCGGTTTATTTACTCAGGGAGATTCCATTTTATACAGCTTCACCATTATTGAAGGCTGGACGTTTAATGTTACCGGTACTGGCGCTGTGGGTCTTAACCCCCCTTACACCACTAACTCAACGGGTTGGATTGAGATCGTTACCAATGCTGGAATAGAGCTAACCATTACCGAAGAAACCGGCAAATTGAATGTCAAC